CTCCCCCAGGCCGCCGCTTTCCCTCTTTTCTGTGGTAAATAAGTCTTCCAGCGTCAGCCCCAGGGCTTCCACGATCTCCCGGCTTGTACATCCGGCGTGGCAGTTCAGCAGAATTTTCCCATCTCTGCCCGTGGAAACAGAAAGGCTCGGGGCGTTGTCCTCGTGGGCCGGGCAGATTGCGCTTGCCTGGTTCCCCGTTCTATGTACTCCTTCCAGGCGGGCGAGGAATTCTTCATAGGTCAATGTCCCACCGCCTCACCGTCAATGAAGTAATCCAGCCACTGTTCCCGGGGGATTTCCAGCAGCTTCCCAATGGCCTGTATCTCTTCTGTGTTCCACGGCTCTTTGCCGTTTAGGCGCGTAGAGATATAGGCTATCTTTCTGCCGATCACCGGCTCTAGGTCGATCTGCCGCACGTCCTTTTCGAACATGAGGGCCTTTAGCTTCGCGTACTTCCTTCGTGCCATATTTCGCACTCCTTTCCGTATAACTTCATCCAGTCTTCCAGGGTCATAGTGACGAGCCAGGGTTCCCGGTTCTTTCGGTGGAATAATACGGGCATTCCATCCCGAAAGCGGCGGCTGTCCCGGATCGCCTGCTGCATGGCCTCTGAAACGTTCAGCCGTTCCACTCGCTTGCACTCAATGTGGATTCCCGGCAGTCCTACGAGGTCGGGAACTTCCCCAAAGGACAGGGAACCGCCCCGCTTCGCGCTGTAGCCGTATGTCCTGAGAATCTCCGCCAATTCCCTTTCTCCGCCCGCGCCTTTGCGCTGTGATGCTTTCCCCGTCAAACTTCCAGTTCCTCCAGCTTGCGGGTGAAATCCTCCCGCAGCCGCTTCGCTTCCCGTAAGAATTCCTGCAGCGTGGTGATCTCTTTCGCCGCCACCTTCTCCCGCAGGAAGCGGGCCGCCAGATACTTTACTGCCTGGGTCATGGTGGAAAAATAATGGGGGTCGCGGAACCTGGTCTTCTGGTCTTTCCCCACGTAGGGCCTGCCTACTATGTACTGCTTGCTGTCTGCCCCGGCATAATAACCGTTGATTAACTCAATCATGTAGCTCCTCCTTTCTTCTCTCTTGTACGCATTTAGAACCCGTTTTAGAGGGGGTAAGGTAAAATTACCCTGCTTAGCATTTTTCGAAGCTGGGAACCCGCATAAATGCAGAGTTTTTTCTGGTCTAAATGCGTACACTCTTACCGTATTCCCGCCGCTTTCGCATGGACAATTAGAAGCCGTTTTCAGGGGGTGGACGTGAAATTATACTGCCCTCTGATTTTCGAGCCTGAAAACCCGCATAAATACTGGGTTTTTAAAGCTCTATTTGTCCACGTTTGCCCGCCGCTTTCGGCTTCCTAAAAATGACGCTTTAGAAGCCGTTTTCAGGGGGGTAAGGATAAACTACCCTACCTATCATTTTTCAGGGCTGGAAAGCCGCATAAAACCTGGGTTTTTGAAAGCCTAAACCGTCATCTTTTACCCATATATTTACGCTGCCGCTTTCGGTGTTGCTCTTTCGCTGTCTTTTCCGCACACTCGGGGCAATACTTGGCCCGGTTGCTCCCGGCCTGAAAAGCCTTGCCGCATTGGGCGCATTTTTTGGAATCCTCCCCGAACTCATAGGGCACGGACTTGTCCAGGGGCCAAACTACATCACGGAAATAATTGCAGCAGGGGTGCAGGCTTGTTTCCAGGACGCAGCCGTAGCCGTCTGTATATCCACATTCCTTGTACTCCGCTATGTAGTTCGCGCAGCCTTTGCGCACCAGCGCCATAACCTGGGCGTGTTGGCGGCTTGTCCAGAGCTTTTCCTCCTTCACCTCCCGGGCGATTTCCACCGCTTCCCCGTCTGGGGTTGGGAAGTATTTCAAGACTTCTTCCACGGTTACGCCTCCCTTTCCAGTATTTCAGTGATCGGCACGTTCAGGCCCTTGGCCAGCTTGGCGGCGGTGTCTGGGGAACAGGTTTTCCCACTCCTAACTCCAGTGATGGTCACACGAGACACGCCGGATAATTCTGTTAGTCGATTTACGGTCATATCTTGGCGAGCCATTTCCGCGATCAGCTTCACTCGATTGATTCGCATTTTCTCACCTCCTATCGTTTGTTGTTTTAACTCCCAATAAGCGTATTTTATCAGTAATAATAGTAAAAGTCAAGCAAAAAGTTTTAATAACTCTTAATACAGGTAAATCTGCTTTTGGATTGATTTTTATTAATTCATATGATAAACTTAATATAGATACGTATGAGAGGTGGTCCCAATGGGAGAAATAGAAATCTTTGGTAAAAGACTAAGGTCTTTGCGAGAAAATCTTGGTATGACACAGATGCAATTTAGTGAACACATAGGGATTCGGCAGCAGACTTTGTCTGGTTATGAAAATGGACGAATGAAGCCCCCATTGGATGTTGCCGTAGAAATTTCCGAAAAGTGCGATGTGTCTTTAGATTGGTTGTGTGGGTTAAGTGATAGAAAAAGTCAAAGTTCGGACTTTTGTTCTTATGCGGATATACTAGAAATTTTAGTTAAAGTAGACAATCAACTCCATTTTTCAATATATAACAACGGTAGATATGAAAGTGGTAACAAAGTGATTGATATTGGTGATTCCATTATTCAAAAATTTTTGTACGAATGGTCTGAGTTATTAGGGCTTTATCATAATGGAACTATCAGCCGGCATTTGTACGAACTTTGGATAAGAGACAAATTGTTGGAATATGATGTTCCGTTACATGACCAAGAGGCTTTTCATGAATTTTTAGACCTAAAATTTATTGAGGAAGATATGAAACACGATAAATAATAGACATCTACTTTTGTTTTGTGCGATGGGGAGCATTACACACTCCTCACACGTTGAACCACCCACAAAGTGTTGGTAGGGATGCAATGTCCCATCCCGGTAGGTCTTGCCGGGGTGTCAGTTCTGCTTACTCCCTTTCCCCAAAAGTGGAAAACCCTCTTTCGGACAAAAATGTCCAAAAGGCTATCGAGCGGCCGACATGGACAAAAAAGTCCGGGGCAGTAGCTGCTCAAAAATGAGTGTGTTCCTTTCGTACAAAACCAAGCGTCCGAATACCGGACAGTTCAGATATACTCCGAAGTGAGTAAAACCCTCAAACACGATATCAAAAGGACTATTGCTCAAAAATGAGCGAAAGGGGTCCGTGCATGATGGGGGTACCTTATCAACCACAGCGGCAGGAAAGGAGCGTGGAAGCATGGGAAAACGGACAAATACCGCCGTTTGGAGCGAAAAACACCAGCGTTGGCAGATCAATGTCCAAAAGGATGGAAAGCGGCGGAGTTTTTACAGTTCCACGCCCGGGCGCGCCGGCCAGCGGGGAGCTAACGCAAAGGCAGACGCATGGTTGGACGAGGGAATAAACCCCACCGGGGAGCGGGTGGCGGCGCTCTATGAGCAGTTCCACGATGAGAGCGTAGGGACCGTGGGCACCGCGGCGATCAAGCAGATTGAGACGATAGGGAAGGTGTGGATTATTCCCTGCATAGGCCGGAAGAAAGCTTCTGATCTGTGCGACGGAGATATCCAGAAAATTCTTGATAAAGCGGCGGCGAAGGGCCGTTCCAAGAAAACCATCCAGGACATCAACGGAACAATCAACAAATTTTTGAAGTGGTGCCGTAGGAACAAGAAGACCGCTTACCGCCCGGATGATGTGCATATTCCAGCTTCAGCGCGGCTCAAGGGGAAAAGCGTCTTGCAGCCGGATGATCTTATCAAGCTGCTTTCCAGCGACAAGACCGAATACAAGGGAAAAGAGATCGTGGACGAGTATATCCACTCTTACCGCTTGGAAGTTCTTACAGGTATTCGCCCGGGGGAACTGCGGGGCCTGCGGGTGGAGGATATAGAGGGGGAGCGGGTGAATATCCGGCGGTCTATCAATGTCCACGGCGAAACCACAAAGGGGAAGAACGAGAACGCCGTGCGCTCCTTCGTGCTGTCAGATTTAGCGCGGGAAGAGTTGGAGGCCCAGCTCCGGGAGCACCCCAGCGAAAGCGGTTTCGTATTTGAGCTTCCTCACCAGGTCACCTATAGGAAACACTGGCAGCGGTACTGTTCCCACAACAAGATAGCGCCGGTTACTCTGTACGAGCTGCGGCACACGTTTGTTTCCGTGGCAAAAATGCTGCCCGTGGGGGAAGTAAAGCAGCTTGTGGGCCATTCCAAGAGTATGGACACTTTCGGTGTCTACGGACATGCCCTGGACGGGGAAGACGTGCAGACCGCGCAAAAAATAAACGGGCTGTTCGAGAGGATTATTTCCCCCGAAAAGCCCGCAGAAAAGTAAAAGTGTGTTATTTTGTGTGTTATTTGCAAAGAAAAAACCCGCAAGAACTCAGTGTTCATGCGGGTTCCGTTATGGTGGGGATAACTGGACTCGAACCAGTGACCTCCT